TCCAGCCGATGACTTCGAGGAAGTGCCGGACAACGTAGACCTCTTCAACTGAGAAAGCCGAGCATGAGCAATTTTGCAAGCAGCAAGTCCGTCATCCTCAAAGGCGTCCGCCTGCAGTGGGCCGACATCTTCACCGCCAAGAGCGGAGAGGTGAACGGCAAGAAGACCGAGCCGAAGTTCAAGGTCGTCGCGCTGTTCGACCCGAAGAGCGAAGCCGCCGCCGTCGCCAAGGCCGGTCTGCTGGAGGCGGCCGTCGCGCTGTGGGGCGAGGCCAATGCCCGCAACGTGGTGCAGAACATCAGCAGCAACTCCAAGGCGCTGCGCAACGGCAACTCGAAGATCGACGACCAAGGCAACGTCCGTGACGAGTTCAAGGACATGCTGTTCATCAGTGCGTCGAACAAGACCAAGCCGCAGATCGTCGGCCCGAAGAAGCACGGTGGCAAGTTCGTCACGATCACCGAAGACGGCCGGGGCCTGGTGGACGGCCTCGATGTCACGAGCGATCTCGGCTGGCCGATCACCGTGCCCTACCGCGGCTGCTACGTGAACCTCAAGGTCCAGTTCGTCGCCGGCAAGTCGTTCAAGGCCCAGTCGGGCGAGATGATCCCCAACCAGGTCTACGCCAAGCTCGAAGCCGTGCAGTTCGTCCGCGACGGCGAGGCGTTCGGCAGCGGCCCGACCTCGGCCGAGGGCTTCGAGGACGAGGAAGTCGAGACCGCAGGCGCCGGTACTGGCGGCTCGGAGGACGACGGCCTGTTCTGACCGTTTCGGGGGCGCGGAAGCACGTTGCGCAAGCGGCCAGCCGACACCGGCGCAAAAGCGGCCAGCCGACACAGCAGCGAAGAGCCGCGCCCCCACCCCTACACACGAAAGCACACCATGAGCCTCACCTTCGACCAACTGCGCGCCGCCAACATGGAGCGGGTCGGGCAGTTCAAGAACAAGCACGGCAACCTGGCGCACACCAAGCCTGACGGCAGCGATTGGTCTCCGGCCCAGTGGTTCAAGGCGCTGGTCGGAGAACTCGGTGAACTGGCCGTTGCCGAATGCGAGTACCAGATCCACAGCACGTCCAGCTTCGCCGAGCCGGTGCGCAAGGAAATCGCCGATGTCCAGACTTACCTGGATCTGTTCGCGGCGCGGTGTCTCGATCGCGGCCCGGGTTTGGCCACGCGCCACGCGGTCGACGATTCGTGGGCCATCACCGGCCTGGTCGCGGCGCTCGGCACCTACGCCAACGAGTCAAAGAAGTTTGACCTGGGGGACATCAACCTCACGGATCTCGAAGTCGCGCGCTACCGGCTCATCGGTGAACTGCACTTCTGGATGCACGTCATCAGCAATGTCGACTTGTCGGCAGGCGCCTATCGGATGACCGAGATCGGCACTGGCGTCGACCTGGGCGAAGCCACCCGCAACAAGTTCAACGAAGTCAGTGAGCGCGTGGGCTGCGCCGTTCGACTCTGACACCAACGCCCGCAACCCAAAGGAGAACTCCAGCATGAGCACGAAGACGGAAGTGAAGAAGCCCAAGGTGGGCACCGAGGTGAAAGTCAAGGCATCGCGCGGCCCGGTGCGCAAGGGCCGGTTCGTCAGTGTCGACGATCGCGGTCCCGGCCAAGGCGGGGGTGTCTTCTGGAACATCAACCTGGCCGAGAAGGGCAAGCCGTCCGACATCAAGCCGTTCCGGCCCGGTGCCGTGACCGTTGTCTGAGCGCCGCCACGGGCTTTGCGCCCGTGGTCTTTGGTGGGGGCCGGCAATGCCGTGTGAAACGAGAGCCCTGTCACTGTTGGCAGAAGCAACGCACTGGGAACCGCGGGAGTACCGGTGCAACGCGATCCTGTGACACACAGGCAACTCGTGATCCAGCGGCCCGATGCGAAGACGCGGGCGGGCCTTACGAGTAGTCGGCAACTGGCAACCGGCACACGCCTGTCCTAACGGACGCGCCGGCCTCCACCAAAGACCAATGAATACCGATTCTGCGGGAACTAGCGCCTCCACTCCCGGTTGGTCGCGGGAGACCAAAGCCCACTCTTACTAACCGACAACGGGTGCCCGCTGCGATCAAGTCACCCGTCGGCATGCACAAACCGGGGCTAGTTGGCAACACATAACCCGGAAAGTTTGGGAATAGACCGAAAGAGCAACGCGATGATCCTGTGGATTGACCGAGAGACCTACTGCGACTTGGACCTGAAGGTGGTTGGCACCTATCGGTATGCCGAGCGCGCAGAAGACCTCCTGGTTGCCTATGCGATCGACGACGGCCCGGCTGCCGTGTGGGACTGCACCCTCGAAGAGATCCCGGATGATCTTTTTCGGGCGATGGAAGAAGCGGACGAGGTGTGGGCGCACAACGCCCAGTTCGACAAGGCCGTGCACAACGGCCCCCGGCAGTTGCACCTCCCGCGCATCGCACTCCCGCGCTGGCGTTGCACGATGGCGCTTGCACTTTCCCACGCACTGCCGGGCAGTTTGGAAGAACTGTGCATGGTGCTCGACGTGCCCGAAGACCAGGCCAAGCTCAAGGAAGGCAAGAAGCTCATCCGGTTGTTCACGATGCCGCAACCTGCGAATCGCAAAGTCCAGCGACCGAACCGCGAGACACACCCGGAAGAGTGGGCGCGCTTCAAGGCATACGCGGCCAACGACATCGTAGCGATGCGCGAATGCTATCGGCGCATTCCACGGTTCAACTGGGACGCCGCGGCAGTTGCCGAGTGGCACTGCGACCAACGCATCAACGAGCGGGGGTTTCACGTCGATCGCACGCTGACGGAAGCCGGTATCCGGGCTGCCGAGACCGAGAAGGCTCGCATCGCAGCCCGCTTCCGTGAGTTGACGATGGGTGTCGTGGACCGACCGTCGCAGCGGGATCAGTTTCTGGCCTACCTCAACGATTGGTACGGCCTCGGTATCGACAACACGCGCAGCGACACCTTCCTGCAGTTGCTCAAGGATCCGAACCTGAGCCCGGTCTGCGCCGAACTGCTGCAGTTGTCCATTGCAGCCAACAAGACCAGCACGGCCAAGTACGCGGCTCTCGATCCTGCCATTCAAGACGACGACCGGTTCCGCGGGGCACTGCAGTTCGCAGCGGCCAGCCGCACGCGCCGATGGGGTGGACGCCTCTTTCAGCCGCAGAACTTGCCGAGCCGAGGGCTGCCGCCGGCCTACATGGTGGATGTCTACATCGAGGCCCTGAAGGCCGGGAACCATGACATCTTCTTCTAACGAACTCATGCGCTACGGGGCGGCGGCTCTGCGCGGAGTCGTGACCGCAGCACCGGGGCACAAGCTCGTGGTGGCGGACTTGGCCAACATCGAGGGCCGCCTGCTGGCGTGGTTTGCAGATGAGCAGTGGAAGCTCAAGGCGTTCCGCGAGTACGACGCCGGCACCGGCCCCGACCTCTACAACATCACTGCCGTGTCGATCATCGGCGGTGATCCGTGGAAAGTGCCGAAGAAGGAACGCAACGTGTTCGGCAAGGTGCCTGATCTGGCCTCGGGCTACCAGGGTGGCGTGGCGGGCTATCAGACCTTTGCCAAGGCATACAACGTCCGCATGGCCGACCACTGGGACACCATTCAACGAATGATCGCACCCCACATCATCGAGAAGGCGCATGCCAACTTGGAGAAGTGGGGTCATCGGCAACTCGCCGACCTGGAGATCAGCGAAACCGAATGGCTGGCGAGTGAGTCCTGCAAGCTGGCCTGGCGTGCACGGCACCCGGCCACGGTCAAGTTCTGGTACGGGCTGCAGGATGCCGCCAAGGCGGCCATTGCCGAGCCGGGCTTGGTGGTGTCGGTCGGCAAGCACGTCAAGGTCGGTTGCCGCAAGCACGCAGGCCACCGGTGGCTGCTGGTGAAGTTGCCCAGCGGACGCTACATCACCTACTTCAACCCCAAGCTCATCGACGGCGCGATCACCTACGAAGGCGAGGCGGCCGAGGACGGCAAGACCACGCGCGTGTGGACCCGCATCTGGACGCACGGCGGCAAGATGACGGGCAACGTGTGCCAGACCACCGCACGCGACATCCTGGCCCCGGCGCTGCAAGACGCCGAAGACGCCGGTTATCTGCCGGTGTTGAGTGTTCACGACGAAGCCGTCACCGAGGTGCCCGATGAACCCGCGTATAGCTCCGAGGGGTTGGTGCAGATCCTCGCGCGCAATCGAGACTGGAACCGCGGTTTGCCGCTGGCCGCCGCCGGGTTCGAGACCTACCGCTACAAGAAGGAGGACTGACCGTGGGCGAAATGGCCGACTTCTACGTTGATCAGATGCAGGATGCCTACGGGTGGTCTCCTGTAGGCACGAGGCGACGCGACACCAGAACGCGCACGGAGCGCAATCAAACGAACTGCAAGCACTGCAGGGCAGATGCCCACTGGCGCGAAACCGAGGACGGGTGGCGCCTCTACGACAACGAACGACAGCACCCGGGCAATCGCTACATCGAGCACCACTGCCCAACAACTCCCGAAGGATTCGACGAGGAACCCGTATGAGCACCAAACACGAGGACGCGATGTTCGACATCGAGACCATGGGCACCGACGAGGATGCCGCTGTTGTCTCTGTGGCCGTCGTGCTGTTCAACCTGCAGACCGAGAGCATCGGCGCGCAGTTCCACAAGAACATCCACTTGGCCACGGCCATGCGCGACGGCGGCACGGCGACGGCCGGCACGATCATGTTCTGGCTGCGCCAGGGCGACGCGGTGCGCAAACCGGTGGCCTTCGGCGGCGAGGACATCCGCGACGTACTGCGCGATCTGTCCATCTGGCTGCACGGCGAGTGCGGGCGGGATGAGCGCGGACTTGCCAAGGTGCGGCCATGGGGTAACTCCGCACGATTCGACCTGGGCATTTTGTCCACGGCTTTCCGGCGTGCGGGGTTGCCTGTGCCGTGGGGTTGGTCGAACGAACGGTGTTTCCGCACTGTGCGCAACATGCACCCCCAGGTGCCCCACACCCCCGACGACAAGGGGGACGGTGCGCACAACCCGCTGGTGGACTGCCGTTTCCAGATCGAGCACCTGTTCAAGATCCGGCGCCACGTGAAGGAGCACCGGGGGCTGGAGTTGTTCGCATGACTCGGGAAAGCGACATCGAGCGCGCCGACCGGCACGCTGTCGAGGACGAGGGTGGGCTGCTCCTGAAGTTCATCAGCCCCGGTCGCAACCACGTGCCCGACAGGCTGTTGCTTCGACCCATCCCGCCCGAGCACCGCGAGATCGTGACCCGCTACTTCCGCCTGGTCGAGTACAAGCGGCCCGGCGAGAAGCCTCGGCCCGGCCAACTGCGTGAGCACGAGCGGCTGCGCGAGATGGGCTATCAGGTCGATGTCATCGACGGACCGGGGCAGTTGAAATGAGCACGCTGCCTGTTTGGGCCATCCGCCACAAGCCTACCGGCAAGTTCATGCCGGCGCGCATGTTCCGCACGGCCAGCGCCGGTTGGACCTACTGGGATCCGCTCGACAAGTCGCCGGAGACCAGGCCCTACGCCCCGAGCCCACGCCTCTTCTTCACGCGGCAAGCCGCAGCGAATGCACTCCGTGCCTGGCTGCAGGGCAAGTGGAAGCAGGAAGTGCATACCGAAGGTTCGTGGGCGCCTTACGACTACCTCGCCGAGCCGACACCAACGGCCGTGGCGACTCGCGCTCGGGAAGACATGGAACTCGTCGAGGGCACGCTGTCGCTATGAAGTGCCTCGAAACCCGCCGCCGCAACGGCATGAAGTGGCGGCGCTACCGCACCGAGGAAGGCGCCGTCTCGCCGAAGAACTTGCGCGTGCCGAGCGCAAGTTGGCTCGCTTGAACCGCAACGCCAAGGCACTGGCGCTCCTGAAGGCCGGCGTGAAGCCGCTCGCTGTTGCCACCGAACTCGGGATCAGCGAGGCGCAGGCCCGTCGCATCTACCAACCCCACCGAAAGGACTGACCCATGCCCCGTTCCTACCGCGACATCGAACTCGATGTCATCCGCTGGGCCGAAGCCCGCAAGATCATCCCCAACGCGACGCTGACTGCTCAGGCTCGCAAGACCACCGAGGAAGCTGGCGAAATGCTGGAGGCGGCCACCACGCTGACCACCCTCGATGAACTGATCAAGCGGCTGCCGCACCTCGCCCACGTCGAGCCGGTGATCGAGTACCGCAACTCGGTCATTGTCAAGTTGCGTGACGGCATCGGCGATGTGCTCGTGACGCTGATCAACACCGCGGCGCTGGCCGATGTCGACGTGATCGACTGCCTCGAAGACGCCTATCAGGAGATCAAGGACCGTAAGGGCACGCTGCTTGCCGACGGGACGTTCGTGAAGGAGACGAGTGCGCCGGCACCGTTGCTGCGCACCGCCGATCACACAGCGGCTGTGAGTCGCCTCCGCACGCTCATGAAGTCGTGCATCGTCAACGAGCGCGCACCCGAAGTCGACGCGCTCGTGGAAGGACTGGCGGGCATCCTGCACTACCTCGAACCGCTGAATCCGACCGTCACCAAACGGATCACCACGCTGGCCGATGCGCTCGCGCCGTCCACCCCGCACATCAACCGCTGAAAGGAAACCCCGTGTCCCTGACCACCACCCAACTGTCCGAGCACTTCGGTGTCAGCATGAGCGCCGATTTCGTCATCAGCACGCTTGGCATCACCAACACCGGCAAGGAAAAGCGCGCGTTCTTGTGGGACGAGTCGCAACTGGCCGACATCGGCAGCGCGCTGGCCGCGCACGTGACGGCTCGCAGCATGGCGTCGGTGTCTGCCCCACCCCCGAAGGCGCCGAAGAAGACCAAGGTCTCCGGTGGGGCGGCGGACGATCTGTTCTGACCCATGCAAGACCGACTGCGCAAAGCAGATTGGGTAGTGCGGCCCGTGGCTGTTTCCGAAGCCACACCGTTCATCGAACGACACCACTATGCGATGGGGGCGAGCCGGGCGGCCGTTCACATCCACGGGTTGTTTCCAAAGAACGGTGAAGAACTCTCCGGTATAGCGTGGTGGTTGCCATCAACGCGCGTGGCCTGTGAATCTGTAGATCCATACCGCTGGAAAGAAGTTCTCTCCCTCAGTCGCATGGCCGTGCTTCCGGGCGTGCCGAAGAACGCATGTTCGTTTTTACTCGCTCGCGCAATTCGGTTCATTCGTTGTGACAACCGCTGGTCGTGGCTGCTGACCTACGCGGATGAATCGCAGGGCCATGAAGGTTGGGTCTACCGAGCCTGCAACTGGACCTATGTCGGTCGCACAGCACCCACAACACGCTGGGTTGACATCTTCGGTCGCCAGGTAGCACAGCAGTCAACGAAGACACGGACGAAAGCACAGATGCTTGCGCTCGGGTACACCATTGACGGTCAGTTCTGCAAACACAAATACGTCTACCAACTGCGGCCGATGCCGAACGCCGATCTGTTCTGATGTTCTACACCGGTATTGGCTCTCGCAAAACGCCACAGGACATTCTTCTGGTCATGCGGGTGTTCGCCCGCACCATGGCTGCGAAGGGCTGGACGTTGCGTTCGGGCGGTGCTGACGGAGCCGATACCGCATTCCATCGCGGCGCTGGTGCCAACGCGGTTGTGTATCTACCGTGGCATGGATTCGCAAAGGCAGGTAGCTGCGGTGTCGTATGCCCGATGCTCGGAGATCGTTGGGTCGAAGCAATGCGATTGGCGGCCACGGTACACCCTACTTGGTCCCGACTGTCAAAAGGGGCGCGGGCTTTACACGCCCGCAACTGCTTTCAAGTTTTGGGTGACGATCTGAGGACTCCATCCACATTCGTACTTTGCTGGACTCCGAGCGGGGAAGAAGCAGAAGCCGATTGCACCGTGGATACCGGAGGCACGGCCACGGCAATTCGCCTGGCTGACAGGTATCGCGTTCCGGTATTCAATCTATGTCGGGTCGGGGCACTGCAACGCCTGACACTTTGGTTCTGATGTCCCACTTCACCCCCCGCCCCTACCAGCACCTCCTGATCAACTACGGCCTCGATCACGAGCGGTGCAACTGGTTTGCCAGCATGGGTGTGGGGAAGACCGGTGCTGCGTGGGAATTGGCCGCCCGCCTGCACCTGTTCGGTGAAGCCCGGCGCGTGCTGGTGCTCGCGCCGCGCCGCGTGGCTATCAGCACCTGGCCTGATGAGGCGATCAAGTGGCGTGAGTCCTTCGGCCACCTGAGCGTGGCCGTGGCCGTCGGCACTCCCGATCAGCGGCTGGCCGCGTTGCGCCAGAATGCGTTCCTCACGACGATCAACTACGACAACATCGAGTGGCTGACCGAGACCTACGGGGATCAGTGGCCGTTCGATACCGTCATTGCAGACGAGTCAACCAGGCTCAAAGGGCTGCGCATCAGCTTGCAGCAGGGTCGGCGCAAGGATGGTTCGGCAGGCAAGGACTTCGTTGCCGGTCAGGGAGCGAAGCGAGCCAAGGCGATTGGGCACGTTGCACACAAGCACGTGCGCCGCTGGATCAACATGACGGGCAGCCCTGCCCCCAACGGCTTGGTCGACGTATGGGGCCAGCAATGGTTCATCGACGGCGGGCGCGGTCTCGGCAACACGTTCACCGGCTTCGCGCACCGTTGGTTCCGGCCTGCCTGGGGCAGCACGCGCGAGCAGCAGATCATCGAGCCGCTGCCCTACGCCGACAAGCAGATCCACGCGATCCTGGCGCAGAACTCGATCACCATCGACGCAAAGGATTGGTTTGACATCAAGGAACCGATCGAGCGGCATGTGTTGGTCGACCTGCCGGCATCGGCGCGCAAGCAGTACCGCGAGATGCAGCGCGAGTTGTTCACCTACATCAACGATCACCCGCTGGAGGCGTTCAACGCCGGCACCAAGGCGCAGAAGCTCCTGCAGTTGGCCAGCGGCTCGGTGTGGATCGACCGCGACGAAAAGCACTGGGAGTCGGTGCACGACGAGAAGATCGAGGCCCTGAAGTCCATCGTCAGCGAAGCCAATGGCGAGCCGGTGCTGGTGGCCTACCAGTTCGTGCCCGACAAAGAGCGCATCCTGAAGGCGTTTCCTCGGTTCAAGACCCTCGACCACAAGGGCGCGCAGAAGGACTTCGAGGAAGGTCGACTGCCCGGCCTCGTGGTGCACCCGGCCAGTGCCGGCCACGGCCTCAACCTGCAATACCACTGCCGCATCCTCATTGACTACAGCAGCAACTTCAACCTCGAACTCGACGAACAGGTCATTGAGCGCATCGGCCCCACGCGCCAGGCGCAGATCGGGCAAGACCGAGCGGTGTTCCGATACCGCATCGTTGCCCGAGACACCATCGAGGAACACGCGGTATTGCCCCGCCTCAAGAGCAAGATGTCTGTGCAAGACGCGCTAAAGAGTGCGATGAAGGTGTTGCGCATGAATTGAGCACTCGCTACACTCCGCTCCGGCAATACCGTTTAGCAACGAGGAAAGGAACGGGGATGAGCGACTGGATCGAGTGGAAAGGCGCGCAGCAAGGACCGATGGTCGAGGTGCTGCTGCGCGACGGGGCGACTGGTACGGCCCCGTTTGTGGTGTGGGACTGGACCCACAAGAACGCCAGCGTGGACATCATCGGCTACCGGCCCATCTTCGACGGTGCCGGCATCATCGCGGCGCTGCCCGAGAGTGTCGTCAGCGTCAAGCCTGGCTACGAGTCGCTGGCGGCCGTGCTGCAGAAGGCGCACGACCAAGCTGCCGTCGGCAAGGGCAAGGAACGGCACGCCAACGGCCTGCCGTTCGAGAATCAGCCGATGTCGGTGATCAACCGTCAACTCGGCTCGATCCACGGCTTCATCTACCAGGCGCAGAAAAAATCCCTCGAAGCCACGCGGCTGCCGAAGGAGCGCGCCGTCGCCGAACTACTCGGCGCAATCAACTACCTCGCCGGTGCTGTCATCGCGCTGGAGTCGCAGCCATGAGCGCCGTCTTGTGGGTTGCACTCGGCGCGTTCATCGCGTTCATCGCTGTCGGCGTCTTCTTCAGCCTTGCCTCACGGGAGAAGACCACCGACAACGAACGGCTCGATTTCGTGAACGACAACAACCTCGTGCTCATGCGGGGGTTCGGCATGTGGGTCGTGATGCACGACGGCGGCAACGGCCCTCTGCTCCTGGTCAGCCGGCCACACCCGACAGTCCGTGTGGCCATCGACGCGGTGATGGCCGACGGTATCGTGCCGGTGGTGTTGCCTGATGCTGCCTGACATCGAGATCATCGCCTCGACTACGGAAG